GTGGTTTTCTTATATCATTGGCTAGTTCATTTAACTTGTCCTCATCGATATCTCTCCGTGTTCTGTTTTTTGGTATGATTATCTCAGATGATTCTATAAAATTCATGACTCTTCCCCAGAATTTCCTTGCCATAGGCGGCAATAAGAACTTATATATGTATCATCATTTTTTGATTCACTGTTGGTTTTTAATATATTATACTTAATCCTGTCGAGTATCATTCCACGCTTAAAACACCAACTACACCAACTACATGGCAAGTCCCTCTCTATAACAATAGATTCTTCCTCAATAATTTTAATAATTTCATGGTCACGTTCTTGTAAGGCTTGAGTTATAGCATTAAACAGGTCTTCTATTTCAGGTTCATCATTGTATTCATCCAGATAAGTACAATGTTCATCCACAATCAATTTAATTCGTTCAGGTGTCATTGATATTACCCTCCAAAATATATATTAAAAAACTCTGTCTAGGGTATAATCCTAGACAGAGTAGATTTATCATTAAATATATGTTACTTGACTTATATTAAACCGATGTTACTCGATTTACATTACTGTAGATAACTTCAGGGTCGTCCTCATCTGGGGTCTGTACTGTCTTAATTAAGACTGGACCCGCCCCCTTCATCATCAATGGAGACCAGGGCTTTCCAGACTGGTTTTGGTCAAGAGCCTCACGTAATTTACCGAGCTTTACGTTCTTATTGCCGCCTATGGCAAGGATGCCATTTTCAATATCCAAGAAGATAGATTGTCGGATTGTCACCTTGTTCATATCCATTAAAGTCTTAAGAGGCTCATCAATAATCTCATAGGTAATGTCCAGGATTTGAGAATCCTTAGCTTCTCTTGCTGTTACATCATCAATTAAAGCTTGGTAATCTCCTTCAGGGATTGGCTTGTATCTGGATTCAGTTGATTCTTCAGTCTCCGTATTTAGAAAACTATCAGGGTTAAATTCACTCATGTATTTCTCCTTTACTTGTTTAATTAAACATCATTACTACCAGGCTTTAGCACACCTCTAGCACAACGATCTTTCCATGTATTGACTATTGGAACGAACGAAGCTGGGAGTCCTCCAGCTATTGGTAGATTCCGAGCCTTCAGATCAGCATTTATTGTTGCCGTAGACCAAGTGAACTTATCACCTTCTCGTTGGCAATGTATAACATCACTAAAGAACCGTGGAATTCTGGGAGCCAACTTACGACCTAACGCAGAGGGCGAGAGTGTGATACCACCGAATACTTCATCAACATTCCTGTCCATATGACAAGTTAATATGAAGAAGGCTTTAGTATCAGCACATAATTTATTAATAAGTCGCTCTTCAATATCCATAGCGACAGCCCATTCACCCATAGCCTTTACAGGTTTAGAGCCTACAACACAATCCATTGCCATGATATTGATACCTGAAAGAGAGTCAACGACTATAGCTCTCTTATTGTCCCAAGAATCAACAGCACCATATTCTTTACCAGTTCTATCACACTTGAAGTTAGCCAGTGAGCTTAAAAGTTTTCCGAACTGTCCATACTCTTGTTTTTCAATTCCTGATTTGAGCTTAGTTAAATCAGAAAAAGATAATAGATTAATCTTCTTAGCGCTTGATATCATTGATTCCCAGGATGGGTTGGCTGGTGCAGTATAATTCCAATGCAGTTGATCAGGGTCTGTATCAGAAAGGATTTCCATCCCAAGGGGTTCAGTGAATTGAACGAACACTTCAAGACCAGCCTCTAGTAATGTACTAATTACGTGCGTTTTGCCTGTACCGGTTGCACCTTCAAGTAGAGTGTTAGTGCCTGAATAAGAGGCATCAGGCCAAAAGTCTTTGTTATCTGCCATAATCTGTCTCCTCTAAAACTTCTATTATATAATCACGAAGCATATTGTCAAAAGTTGTATTCTCCGCTTTATAATCTAACTTCAATTTATGTTCTGGGCAGTAGTTAATTTCTACATCTGCAACACTTTGGGTATTATTTAAACCGGTGGAGGCAATTAATCTTATTGTTGTCCATTTATCCGGTGTAATAAGTGGCATCTTAATACATTCTATTTTTGTACAGCCCTTTTTATCACAATTAATTATTCTCATGTATTTTCTCCTAGATTGCTCTCCAAAATCCAGACCAACGATGGTCCTCTTTAACAGTTAAAAGTTCGTACTCAAGTAATTCCCTTGGCCACCTTTCAAGCGTGTCCTTAAATAAAGGATAATGGTCAAGTGTTCCAGTCCCATTGCATTTGATACATCTGACGCAATGTGCTCTCCAACCATGACCAAATTCAAATATAATCCTAGCCCAAATATCACCACAGATAGGACAGTAATGAAAAATGTGTTCAGACTCAACTCTGCTTGCACCTTGCCATATATTCTGGGCAACGTTTTCAATTATTCCAAGCGGTTTGTTGTTTACAAAGATAGCTGCCTTGCCTTTCATACTGCTTAATCCGATTAACTTCCCATATAGTCAGGAATGCCGCAAAGTTCTGTCAGACCTTTCCCAGGCCTACTATTACTTATATCAATTAGGATGCTTGGATTCTTAGCTAAAGGGTCCCACTTCCTTATATGATAATCGTTATACCAAGGTCCAGGATTCTTGCTAATACATAGACTGTTAAATAAGCAACCACCATATTGTGTACATGCTTCATCAAAGTTGGGTTGCCATACACCAGACTTGTAAACGTCAATCATTTTCTGTATCTGGTACAGGAGCTGTTCATGCCATTTCTCGATCATCCAGTCAGGAATTGTAATTGGTATCTGCATGAAGTCTATTTTAGTTTTTAAGATACCTATACCACGCACTATAGCTCCAACACAGTCAAAGCCATGTTGCTTACTTGCCCAGGTATAGCCGAGGAATTGTGAACGCAAACCCCATTTCTTTGCAAAGGCTGCACCAAGAGATTTAGTTGTCTTCTCATCTATAATCCAAAGCATATCATGCCAGATGCCTAACATATCAAAGCGTCCAGAGTAGAACAACGGCTCACCTGTATCAGGATTATTAATTTCCAGTGGAATAGCAAAGGTGTACTCAACTGCTGGTTTGCCTTTACTCATGTAGGGTTGGATTGCATCGGTTGCTAGAGGGTATTCATTAAAGTAGGCTTCAAGAGCAACAAGACATCGTTCATAACTTTTATTGTGTTTTTCTGGTGCTTCATAGTCACCCCAAAATTCAGTGAACTCTTTAATACCCTTAGCTAAGGCACTATCTGCGGTGAGCTTTTCCCCGTAGAAAGCTTTACGTGTTACTTCTATACCAAAAGCTATTGCACCACCTGCGTGTAGGTCAGGGGATGTACTGTGTGGCGTTAAACCCCAGATGAACTCTCTCATGAACTTGAGTTCACATTGCTTCCATGCGTTCATCATGGTACTGTCGATTGTTGTCGGGAACTTGAACTCCGTTAACTCAAGATACTCCCTTACAGTAGTCATTAGCTCTTGTCCCCAAGGCAGCATTTATTCTCAAGATCTGTTATTCTTTTCTTAAGCTGTTCATTCTCAGCTAGGATATTTGTTTTGAGTATTTGGTTTGCTTTCATGTAATTTCTCCTTTGTTACTATAATTAGTGTGTTTATATCTACCTTTAATACAACAACAGGCTCTATAATAGAGAGTATTGGGTCGTAATCTAAGTCATCCCTGATTGCATTTTGAAAGGCGTATAACCTTCCACGATATGCAACAGCTTCAGAGTTAGTCTTGCAAAGCACTTCAACTGGTCTGGTTAAAGCTTTGATAAAGAGTTCCCTGAAATACAAAGGGTATTCTTTCAACTTCTTTTGAGTAGCCATTCATGCTACTCAGTATTAGAGCTCATCAATATTATACTCCTTTACTGGTGCAGCTGTTCTCGTCTTACTTGGTCGTGAACCAGCTGCTTTCCTTTCAGCTCTTAAACATTTAATACCATTTTTTAACTCTTCTTCGGATACTTCTACATTGTCCATTACCTTGCGGCGAATCTCTTGGCAGTATGCCATTCTCTCCTCGCTGGTTATGGTTGTAGCATCAAAAGTATCAAGTTGTATCACTTCCTCAATATCGATTAAGTTTTCATTCATTTCTAGTTCTCCTCAGGATATCCTGGTGGTCCAAATTTGGGTACTTACCCACCTCCCTCTTTTTTAAGATGTCCCTCCACTCTTTAACTTTAAAATCAATCCCATATTTATTAATAAATTCAGCATTATCATCATAAGATTGCTTATCAGCTTTGCTTATTTCAGATGCTATTTCCTCAAATCTTATTTGAATATCATCTACACAATATAATTGCTTTGATGATAGCAAATTGTAAAGCCGCATTCTTCTTATATCATAAACATGGCTTTTAAACGCAGCCTTTGGGTCTGTTTCACCCTCGCTAGAAATTCCTTCTCCAAAAAATGTTTCTTCTGTTCTTATTTTCATCTTGATTTTTCCTCCTGTAGATGTCCTATCAATTTATTTATGTGGTATAGAATATCATATATTACCCCAGTTGTCAATCGGTTAACTTCTTTTTTCTTATATAAATATTCCCGCTTTTCTCTGAGCGTCCATAGTTTTATATTCATTGGTCTTGTAGAAAGTTTGACCTCTGGAACTTTGTCTTGGTACTACATTGCGCGATTCACACCACCTTGCATAATCTTCATAATCCTCTTTAACTCTATAATTAAAAAAATTACTCATTTTTATCCCCTTGTTGTTCTTTTACCCATTTTCTTAGCAAATTAGTTACAAGGTCACCAAACGCACCATATCGTACACATCCACGAACAGGATCGTGGAGAAGCTCCTCAACATCGTTGACAACTGTTCCTGATAAGGAAAGTTTCTTGTGTATTGGCTTATCTATAAATTGTTTCTTTCCTCTACTCATTTAATTTCTCCTCTAGCAATCTGCTGCTACTGCTACTTCTACTGCTGCTCTTGCTACTGCTGCTGCTGCTGCTGCTGCTGCTGCTTCTGCTACTGCTGCTGCTTCTATTGCTGCTTCTGATACTGCTGCTGCTTCTTCTGCTACTTCTATTGCTTCTGCTACTACTTCTGCTGTTGCTGCTGCTTCTGTTGCTGCTTCTACTGCTCTTGCTGTTGCTGCTGCTACTGCTACTGTTGCTGTTACTGCTTCTGCTACTTTTATTTTTAGTAAGTTAGTCATTTTGATTTTTCCTTATAATTAATATATTCGTGTTTAATTATTTTCTGCTCCAATTCGTATTAGTTATTCTCCTTTTGCTACTGCTTCTACTTCTGTTGCTGCTTCTATTGCTCTTGCTACTGCTGCCGCTGCTTCTGATACTGCTGCTTCTGCTAATGCTGCTTCTGCTACTTCTATTGCTTCTGCTACTTCTATTGCTTCTCCTGCTGCTGCTGCTTCTGCTACTGCTACTGCTACTGCTTCTACTTCTGCTTCTATTGCTTCTGCTTCTGTTGCTGTTGCTACTGTTGATACTGTTGCTGCTGCTCTTGCTAATTTTGCTGCTTTTGATGCTAATTTTGCTGCTGCTGCTACTGTTGCTTTTATTTTTAGTAAGTTAGTCATTTAGTTATTCTCCTATTGCCACTGCTGCTACTTCTGCTACTGCTACTGCTGCTGCTTCTGCTCTTGATGATGCTTCTGCTTCTGCTACTGCTGCTACTGTTGCTGCTGCTTCTGCTACTGCTGCTGCTTCTATTGCTTCTGCTGTTGCTTCTGCTTCTGCTACTGCTGCTACTATTGCTGCTGCTGCTTCTACTGCTGCTGCTGCTGCTACTTTTATTTTTAGTAAGTTAGTCATTTTGATTTTTCCTTATAATTTTCTTTGTAAGTTATAAAACTGGTCGGTTCTTTCTAACCAAACTGACCCGTTTATTGTGTATCTGTATCACCAATTGTATTATTCCTCCAAGCTTCTACAGCCTTTTGTGCTTCACTGTCTGCGTCAGTATCTTCCTCTGGATTGCCAAATATGTTAGGATTTTCAATATCAACTATAATCCCATGCTGACGCAGTATGTTTGCGAAGTCATCGTCAACAGGACAGACTACAACTTTATTCTTGTCAACCTTAATCATACACTTTTCAGCAAAAGGAAGCAGGTGGTGATTCTCCACACGCATATCCTTGCGCAGCATATACATGCGGAATCGGAATCTAATTGCTTTGGCTTCAGATTTAAATTCAATAGGTATAGATTTTGTGCATCCTATTTTCCAAATCTCTAGCATTTCGTTAGCGAAATTAGATACTGGCATTATTTTTCTCCTTTAACATAGGCAACTTCAATTTGGCCTCATCCCAGAGTTCATACATCTCTTCAAAAGTTGCTTTATCCAATGGTTTATTCTGTTTTCTTAACATCTCTTCAATGTAATTAAAACATAATACAAATTTGTTATTTGTATTACCCAGTGCAATCTCTGGGTCAATACAAAAGTGTCTGGCAAGAGTAATACAACAAAACATTAAATCTCCCAATCCATCAGAAATATCATCGACATTAGCCGAATCATTCAATACCTCTCGGAGTTCACCTAACTCTTCTTCAAGCTTATTCAGGAAGTCTGCATTATCTATCCAAGCAAAACCAACACTAGCCGCCCTCTTCTGTAATTTTGTAGCTCTTTGAATAGCAGGTATATGTTTGCCTATATCATCGAGTAATCTTGGCTCTGCTTGATCGTTGCTATTATTATATAGACTTGCAGCAAACGTACGTAATTTATCAAAAACTTCTGGCTCAAGTATAATTAAATTGCTTGGGTCACCAGGTAGTCCATTATGGGTTGTCAGAAAAACAGCATATCCATCAAACTCAGCATATATGCTATCACCTAGATAAACTTTATTAGATTTCATTAGAATTCTCCTCTGTTGTTTTAAAAAGATCAAGACAATCATCAATTCTATTAGCAAGGCTTAAATCAATATTATGTAGCTTTGCTAAGGGCATTAATATAGCTGGCAAGGCATTTCGTGATTCATGAAGAAGATAAAACATCCTCTTGGTTAACTTTTCCAGTTCATCCCTAGGCAATTTTTCTATAATACTCATATTAAATCCTCCGAGTCAGCAAATGTTAATTTATTCTTTGCCCTTGTCACTGCAACATAGTAAATATTATCCTCTTGTTGCAGCTCCCAGACTGTTGTTGCTTTTTTAAAGGGCATGTATTTACTAGCATTAAGTATGACAACGTGTGGTGCTTCCATTCCTTTAACTTTATGCACAGTTGAAAGCTTGATACCATACTCCAAGCGAAAGATACGAATTATGGTATCTTTTACTGCCTCTATTGTAGAGCATATCGTGCATAAGTGTGCTAAACAATCAGCTTCATCGTTTAAAGTATGAATAAGTCCATAGGCATCTTGCTTTTTAAGTTTCTTTTCCTGCTTCTCAACATAATCCCAAAGCAATGGCATGAAGTTATCAGTAAGCATTCCTTCATCCTTTTTTTGTACTTTTTGAATAATGCGCTCTAGTCGTGATTGTAAGTCTTTACCTAACATGTTAAATGGTTTGCCAGCTCGCAGTAGTTTCCATGCAACAGACATAAGAGGGGCATTTACCCTACAAAGTATCATATCTAAAGGTTTTAGTTCTGATAGATTAAATGTTTTATCCCTTATAACTATTCCCTCTGGTGCTCCAGGTCTTGCTTCTATCTCAGGTACAAATTGTTGTGCAAGTTTAACAATGCTTTTTGCACAGCGATATGTTGTGCTAAGGGGTAACTTGCCTGCATTGAAATAATCACCCATCCTATCCATAGCAAATATGGTTGCACCGCGAAAGCCATATATAGATTGATGTGAGTCTCCCACCATAAAACAACGCCCTTTGCTTGTTAGCATTCTCTTTATCATCTCAAAGTTAGCGTTGTTGGTATCTTGACATTCGTCGATGAATAAATGTGTTTTTTTCCTGAATGGTATGTTTAGTAGCAAGGGCAGGTATAACATATCATCGAAGTCAATGACTTTATGCTCTTGTGTATATTCCCAATTATCACGTAAGCAGTGGGAAGCCTGTAGAACTACTAAATCAGACTCATCAATACACATACCCATATAGTTGAGTAATCCGTGTAGCTCACATGCTTTATGTTGAGGTTTAATCATATTATTTTTTGCTAAGCTCACAAGACGTACAATACAATTACGAATATACCTGTCGTCTGGTACATCAGAGTAAGTATCAAGCATATTATATGTCTTAAAGCTTTGTACTTTAATGTTAAAGTCTAAGTTACGGCGAAGCGTACGAAATCCTGTGGAATTAAAGGTTGCCACTTCGATGCGTTTGTCATCCTCTCCTATGCGGGTTATAATGTCGTTGACATTACTCTTGTTAAATGCAAGGTATTGCGCTCTATGTAATGTGTCAAGCTCTTGCATAGCAAGTTCAATTGTAACAGTTTTACCCGATCCTGCAACAGCTTCTATAAGCATGTGCTGGGATGTTGGATTCTTGATTTCATTTATTATGGCTTGTTGTTGTATGCTAGGTTTTATATTCATAATGAATCCTCCACTTTCATATTATGAATAATACCTGCATTATCAATAATACCTACATTAGTGTCAATAGCAGCCTTAACAGCGTCATTAGCAGCAATAGCAGCATTAGCAGCCTCAATATAAGCAGTCTTAGCGATCTCTAATATTGCTGTAGTCTTATTAGCATTAACAAAAGCAGTAGCAAAATCAGCATAAGCTGCTTCTGCTACCGCCGAAGCCTCTATAGTTGCATCAATACAAGCAGCAACATTATCAGTATTTATTTTAACACGTTGTTTTTTATTCATTTTTAGATCTCCTCGTCAAAAACTGTCCTGTTGAAGTTTTAGGAATGCTTTCTCCTGCAATTTATCAATAAGTCTTTGGAGATATTGTTGTCGTTTGTAAGCTTCAGATTTGGCTCTAATCTGTTTAGTTTTCAATGACTGAATAGCACGCCTTGGGAGTGAGTCTCTCGAGATGTAAGGTACAGGAACGGAAACTGTTACGCCATGCGGGGTAAGACATATATCATCATCATCGCCAGAATAATCAGATGCTAGGAGTTTTAGAACATACCCCTGAGGATATTTTTCAAGGTCCGTTCTAACTTTGAAAAATAAGTACATTCTTGTCTCATAAACTTTTGGAAAGTCTGTATCGTTATTGCTGTTTGATTCGCTCATATTAAGTAACTCCTCTGTTTTATTGTGCGTACCACTTATCTACATCATAATATATTTTAACTAAATCATCATGCCCAATTGAGATTAAAAACTCGCATAATATCCAGGCAGCTTCTGTGTGTTTCTCTTCACTGTCTCCTGTAGTATTACTCTTGAATAGACCCTCTGCTATCGCCTGCATTTCTTTCATTGCTTGATTTTTTTCCATTATTCTCTCTCCTCTTTGTTATTCATAGTTCCTCGATTCCATAATGTGTTTCAACAGTAGGTTTTGAATATGCTTCCAATTCTTCTCTCGCTTCAACAACATACTCTGCGCTGAATAAATCCAATTGCTTTGTGTTTGCGAGTCCCTTGTAGCACTGTGTACAACTTCGTGTTCCAGGCCCTTCGTGGTATAGTATTTCCCTCTGAAGTTGTGATGGTATAGAGCTAATATGCCTTGTTGTTATATTTGTTATTCCCTGCTTGTAGTTAATACGTTTAACCATTAATTCAGGGTTTGGCATTTCACTAACACAGCCGCAAGCAATACACTTACGCGTCTCCACATATAAAACGACTTTTTCAGTGTACCAATATCTGACTAACCGATTTAATTCTGGATTTTTTTCTCTTTCAATCTTTTGCTGTTTGTTGTACTTTTCAAGTGCTTTCCTCTTCTCTTGATACGCCTCTAAGGCTTGCACTTCAATCCTTGCGCTTTCTTCGAGAATGTCTTGGATGTCTATATTATTGCTGTTCATTGTGTGCCTCCTATTTAATACCCCACTACGTTGAAAAGGTCTTTTAGCTCGGTGTAATGCCTCTGCAAGTACTGTAAATTTCAGTTATATCGTCTATTAAATCTATCTCAAATTGAGGCTTGCTTATCAAACTGGTACTAAAAACACTGGTTGTATATCCTTCAGGGATTTTAAAGCCACGTCTTACACACTTTTTAGTATCCTCAGTTTTGTATATGCAACCATCTTTCATTTTAGTGATACGCCACAGCTCTTTGTATTGCCATGAGTCAAAGTTATTTATTGTAATCATTGTCATATTTTTTCCTCCTAATTTTGCACCGCAATATCCATTATGACACAAAATGCGTGTGCTGTCAAGTATATTACCCATCTTTTTTATATTGCACATATTGTGCCGATGTGTGCCTGACAGCCCCCCTGATTCACCCCTGTGGTACCCCTGGCTGCCTGATTATGGCTTTACCCCCTTGTCCCAATATCCGGGTTTTCAAATTACCCCCCCCTCTTTTTTGAACTGGGAGTTATGCAGGTATATTCTTATATCTCCTCTCTCTTGCATGTTGATGTGCACTCCCAGTGACTTGCCTATGCTTGTCTTAGTAGTAGTAATTAATAAAAAAAAATATAAAACAAAAAGACAAGCAAAAAAAAGAGGGGGGGTAGTTTGAAAATATCGATATCTAGAAGGGTGGGTCTGCGTCTAACCAGGCAGCCAGGGGTGATTCAGGCGCTATTCAGGGGGGCTGTCAGGGGTACCTGATGTCAATTGATCAGTTCTTTATGTACAAACCGATCACTTCTATATCGGAGGGCAAAAAAAAGGGGCAAGCGCGAGGCCTGCCCAAAGAGGGGATAGCGCGTCCTTGCGCTGGTCTAACATAGTTCTTTTTTAGAGTGCATCCCAGCCTTCCGTATCCGCTTGTCCTGCTTGGACTCCAAGTTTATCTGCTCTTGCCTTTGCCCGCTCCGCTTGTATCTCCGCGTATGCAGCAATAAGCTGCGGCACGCCTTTTGCTGGGTCAAGTACTGCTTTGCGTTTTTCTGCGTTCCATTCAGTAATGGCTTCGGCGGCCTCCTCGACAGTTGGATACTTATCGCCTTTAGCTCGGTGTAATGCCTCTGCAAGTACTGTAGTCCGTATCGCACCATCTGCTCGATTAATCCAGACGCCCTCTTTAAGATTTTCAAAAAGCGCCTCGCACTTCTCGATTGACTGCGCAATGGTACTGACCCCGGCGTACGAGTCACCGCCCTTTTGCGACAGGCCGTGTAAAGCTGCGCAGATTACAATGTCAGGTTTTAGCTCGCTTGGCTTGACTGCCACCTCGTGTCCGTTTGCAAATCTAAAAATCAGAGCGATGGCCTCGGCACTTGCGTGACGTGACTCATTGCCGTCTTTGTCGATGTATACTTTCTTGGCTTTTTCCGTTCTCATAGTTTTACTCTCCACTATTGGTTTAACTTCTACTACTTCAGCCTCGCTGGGCTTGACTACTGCTTCTACTTCGTTTTTAACTTTTTTAGCTTTCTTTTTCATATTATCACCTTTTGTTCGATACAAAAACGAGTATGACACACGGCGCGTCACAATGCAAGGTCTTTTTAATATATTTATTTTGCACCGCACCGGCCACCGCGTGTTGCGGTGCAACAATGCCTGACTCAGTTAGATAGTAAGTACTTACTAACGCCTCAGTTAGTAAGTACTTACCCACCTCCACCCTTGAGGCTAGGCCGGCCTCCCATCAAGGGATACCACACATAACTAAGCCTCTAGTACTAACTGATCAGTTAGGTCTTCAATCAAGATCGATTACGGTTGCCCGGAATGTTCATACCAAGAAACATTCCGCCTTTACATATACAAACCATGTATTATAATGTATAGTGAGGAGTTGGGCAATAGATTTTGAGGTGATGTATGGCTGAGCGACAGATACAAAAAGTAAATTGGTGGCATGAGGCTATTATCGATTGGATGCTTGAGAATCCTAATTCTCAATTAGGTGTATGCGCTGAACACTTTCAAAAGACGCAGGGTTGGATAAGTGTAATTATTCATTCAGCAGCTTTTATAGATCTTCTTGAGCAAAGAAAGATGCTCCACTCTCATATGGTAAGTATGACGCTCACGGAAAAACTTGAAGGTATTGCACACCAAAGTGCGGAATCCCTAGAAAAGGCTATGCGCTTTCAAGAGGAAAAGAATTTAATGAGTGTAGGCTGTGCAAGAGATACACTGGAAATGAGCTTGAAAGCCCTTGGATATTCTGCTAGAAGTCCAGGCGCTATTAATATTACTGCCACTGATGCTACAATACAGTTTGGTACAGCAACACCAGAAGCACTAGCAAGAGCTCGGGAAAAAATGAAGAGTGTTGAATATGTTGAACAAGGAAACTTAATTGAAGGGGATCTCGAAAACACAGCGCTGCCCGCCTCCACGTAATTTTAGTCCTGCTGGGTATGTAATTAATCCAAGGTTGGAGCTTACAGAACCTCAGTTTATAAGAAAGCGTCGAGTACGTGGTGCTCGTGCAGCTGGTATGCGATACGAGAGAAAAGTTCAATGCTATCTTCTCGATATATTTCCTCACCATTATATAGCTAGCCCCTGGTTTACATTTCAAAAACATGAGGGGGATAAGCGCGTTTGGTGTCAGCCCGATGGGCTACTTATAGATTTACAACTTGGACTTATCACGCTTGTGGAAGTAAAGCTTAGGCATACAAGTGATGCTTGGTGGCAAACGCGCCAATTATATCTGCCCGTCGTGCGGCGTCTTTTTGGCTCTCGAATGTGGGAATATAATATCCTGGAGATAGTACGATGGTATGATGCGGATACACTATTTCCTGAGCGATATAAACTCTGTCCAGAAATTGGCGGATTGGCTGTTGATAAATTTGGGGTGCATATATGGAAACCGACATAAAACCGGAAGAGGTGCGGGATACCTCAAGGCCCTATGGTGAATTATATCTTGATCAGAAAGGTGAAGCGCATTTCATTTGTCATATTCTAGGTCAGGATTTTAAAGCGGCTGAGGAGGACATTTGGAAGTTTGTAGAGCTTCTTCAACGCCAAATTAAACATAGGTCTGAGTGCCCGTATAATAAAGATGTCTGAAACCAACATAATCGATATTGAGGAAGTTATACAACTTGCTGCTATTGATGGTGTCTACTTCTCCCAGGAGTTCTTCCCTAAAACGGTACGACAGGCTAGTCCAAAATTCCATTATGATATTTGGGACTTGATAGAAAATCCTGTAAATCGTTTATGTAGTTTACAGATTTTTCGTGATGGGGCTAAGACAAGCATACTTCGGTTGCTTACCGCAAAGCGTATTGCTTATGCAACATCTCGTACTATTTTATACATAGGTAAAAGTGAAGGGCATGCTGTACGAAGCATTCAATGGATACGGAGGGCTATTTTATACAATCATAGGTATGCACAAGTTTTTAACCTACGAAAAGGGAACAAGTGGGGAGGTACGGAAACTGAGATATTTCATGGAGTTGAGGATTTTCCCATTACGATCCTTGCCGCAGGTATAGAAGGCGCAGTTCGTGGTATCAATGTTGATGATTATCGTCCTGATCTAATTGTTCTCGATGATGTAATTGGAGATGCTAATGCTGCTACAAGTGAGCAAAGAGAGAAACTGGCGGATTTAATAACAGGTGCGGTTAAGGATTCATTAGCACCGGCAAGTGAATGCCCTAATGCAACAATTGCAATGCTTAACACACCGATTAATCGTGATGATGCCAGTTGTAGAACAGAGCACGACCCTGAGTGGTCCTTCTTGCGGATAGGCTGTTGGACACCAGAAACGGCTAATTTGGCAATAGATCATCGAGAAAGTTCTTGGCCAGAGCGTTATCCAAGTGAAGTGTTCAGGGATGAAAAGAAAAAAGCAATTCAGAGGAATAAGGCCTCAATCTTTGCAAGGGAAAAAGAGTGTGTTTTAATTTCAGCTGAGACTTGTGACTTTAAGCCTACTTGGCTTAGTCATTGGTCTGAACTACCCGAGTATGGCAATACGATACTTGTTATAGACCCTGTACCGAAAGCTTCGGAGGTACAGATAAAGCGTGATCTTCATGGCAAGGATTATGAATGTCATATGGTTCTTAAGCGTTATAAACATATGTTCTTCTGCTGTGAGTACAAAGTGAAACGTGGGCATGACCCTAGCTGGAGCATAGCTACTATGTTTGCCCTGGCACACCAATGGAAGGTGCGAAAGGTTATTGTGGAAACTGTTGCCTATCAAAGTACTTTGGCTTGGCTATTTGAACAGGAAATGAAACGTCGAGGTGTTTATTATCAGATTCAAGAGTTTACTGATAGGCGCAGTAAGAGAGATAGAATAGTTGATGGTTTGAATGGACCAGCCTCGCAGGGTGAGGTTTATGTTCATCAAAACATGACTGAACTGATAACACAGTTCAATGATTATCCTACAGTAGATCATGATGATATTTTGGAGTGCCTCGCAATCGGGGTTGCAGATTTAAGTACCGGAGCAATTTATGATGGTGAATATGAGTCTATTGAAGATGATGAGGATAGTATACCAGCTTTGGAGAATTATAGGGCTTCGCCATGATTGCATTTAAAATTGGGACTGATAATAAACGTCACAAGAAGATACTGAAAGCTATTGAAGCACGCTTTAAGCTTTCACGGCGTCAGATGGAAAAACGTCATGAACAATGGCGTAAGTCTGAGGAACAACATATTGCTTATATGCCTGAGCGTAATGTCGATTCTTTACGTAGGGCAAAGCGGGAAGGTGGCGCACCGCAGTATACTACAATAGTACTGCCATTTACTTATGCGATACTGTTGACAGCACATACATATTGGACATCAGTTTTTCTATCTCGAAATCCAATCTTTCAATTTAGTGCTAGACATGGTGAGACAAGATTAAATGTACAAGCTGTAGAGTCTTTCCTTGATTATCAAGTACAAGTTGGTGAGTGGTTGGTTCCTCTTTATATTTGGCTACTCGACGTAGGTAAGTATGGCATTGGCATTATGGGGAATTACTGGGAAGAGGAAAAGATACAGATTGCTGAAATGCGTGAGGTTGAAACTATTCTAGGTGGAATATTGCCAACAGGTAAATTCACCAAGAAGAAAATTACAACAACAATGGATGGCTATCATGGAAACCGTTTGTTTAATGTTCGTCCCTATGATTGGTTTCCAGATACTCGTGTTCCCCTGCATAAGTTCCAGACAGGAGAGTTCTGTGCTAACAGGGCTGAGGTAGGCTGGAACACTGTAATAAAGCGTGAGGAAACTGGGGAGTACTTTAATATTGATAAGCTGCGTAAGAAAAAAGAAAGCGTAGCTGGCAGGGAAGAATTTGGTACTAGTCAGCTTGACAGACCTGGTGAAGAATTAGGAATGCTTTCTGATGTTGAACTACAGGATGTTGGCTTTCAGCATTTTATTGAAATAACTATTGAACTACGTCCTACAGACTGGGGTCTTGGCAGTTCTAAGTCCCCAGAAAAGTGGATATTTACCTGTACCAAGGACTTTGATTTATTAATTGGCGCACGACCTTTAGGGAATGCCCACAATAAGTATCCATATACCTTACAACTCTATGAAGTTGAAGGCTATTCAATGAATGCTCGTGGTATTCCTGAGGTTATCACCCAGATGCAGAACACAATGGATTGGCTTGTTAATACGCATTTCTACAATGTACGAAAAGCGTTGAATGATCAGTTCATAGTTGACCCTAGCCGAGTGGTAATGAAAGACGTTCTCGATCCACTACCAGGTGGCATATGGAGATTAAAACCCGCTGCTTATGGAACTGATCCAAGCATGGTAGCTAAACAACTATCAGTTGTCGATGTGACGCAGCTTCATATGAAGGATACTCAGTTCATCTGGGAAATGGCTCAGCGTATGGTAGGAGTTACAGATAACTTAATGGGCTTGCAACAACCAGGTGGTAGAAAGACAGCTACAGAAGTACGCACCGCAAGTACTGCTGGCATTAATCGCTTAAAGACTAATGCTGAGTATATGAGTGCTATGGGCTGGGCATCGCTATCACAAATGACTTTACAAAACTCACAGCAATTTTACAGCCTTGAAAGACAGTTTAAGATCGCAGGAGATCTTATGACTATTGGTGGTGGCGACACTCAGAGCCGTACTATTACTAAAGATGATATTCAGGGTTTCTATGACTTCGTCGCTGTTGATGGTACGATACCGATTGATAGATTTGCTCAGGCTAATTTGTGGACTCAGTTATTTGCACAAATGCGTAACTTTCCACAGATTATGGCGGAGTATGATATGGGTGGTATCTTTGCCTGGGTTGCGCAACTTTCTGGCTTGAAAAACGTAAATCAATTTAAGATCAAGGTGCAACCAGATGCGGAAGTTGCAGCTCAAGCACAGGCGGGAAATTTAGTCCCTGGAGGAAATAATGGACAGACAACAGGAAGCGGCGGAGCAGGTAGAAATAATGCAGAGCCTCGTCAAATCCCCAGCGTGGGCCCTACTGGTTGAATACGCAAGGCAACAGGTTCATAACAACGAACAGGAAATACGACAACCACTAGAGGCTAAAATATCTAGCTTTGCGGACAAAGGTATTGCATTAGATGGAGCTTTACTTTTAGGGATGATTGAATTTGATAAGGGTTGGATAGGCGGTATACAATGCTTTCTAGGTATACCACAAACATTAATCGAAGCAAATAAGGCTATAATAACTAGCCTAGAGGAGACAGAAGATGGACCCAGAAACGACACAGGAAACGACCCCGACAGAAACACCGAGCGAGACCTTGGAGACGACGCAGGACACAGCGCCCCCTAAAACTGAAGGCCAACATGATGTTGGTAATACTCCTGCTGACCATGAGGACAGCTTAGACGTTGGAAATGTTTTCACACAGATGGCTGAAGAAGAGATTACAGCTGATGCTGAAAACGATAGTACTACAGAGAAAGTAACTGCAAAAGATACTAAGGCAACTCCGTCCAAGGAAACTCCAGAAGTTCCTTCTACCGAGAAAGCTGAAGGAGAAGTTGCAGTTGTTAAACCTGAAGGTGTTATTGAAGAGACTGAGGGCGACAATACTGCTGAAACCCCAGTTGCAAAATCGAAGGAACAGTTGGATGCTGAGCAAAAAGCTATTGATGATGTTGCAAAAGCTTCCGAAACGGTTACTCCGGAGAAAACGACTGAAGATCAAAGTGCTGAGCTTCTATCGCTTCTTAATGAAAAACGTGGAGAGACAATTGATACCCTTGCGGGCCATCACTTTAATTTCTCCGATGAGCAGTTCCGTGAAATAGATGAAAACCCACGCGAGGCAATCCCAAAACTTCTTGCTGGAGTTTATCTTGATGCAGTACAAGGGTCAGTGGCGGCTATGATTGGACAGATGCCGCAGATCATTGCGGGTGTGGAGTCACGAAAAACAGTGGATGCAGCAGCAGAACAACAGTTCTTTGAGGCATTTCCTCTCTTGAGTGAGAGACCTGAGTATAAAGAGCATGTGTGGAAGGTATCCGCTATGCACCGAAAATTGAATCCAAAAGCAACACTGGAAGAAATGATTCGGGATGTAGGGTTACAGGCTTCTGTTGCTTTTAAACTCGCTGTACCGGAGTCGGTACGGGAAACAGGTAAGACTGATACTGTGATGCCGCATGTACCCGCAGCTGCAATAAATCAAGCTCCAGCTGCAACGCCAGGTGTTGGAAAGGGCGTAAATCCTTTTTCACAAATGGCTGAAGATATGATTGAGGATGATGCCTCTTAACTCATAAAGGAGAAATTACTATGAGTGGAGTAGCAGGTTTACGCGGAACAGGTGATTGGGGTACAGATGAACGCCCTAAGAACTTCCGTGAAATGATTTTGTGGAGAAACCCTAATGGGACAGCTCCGTTAACAGCTCTTATGGCAAAGGCTAATAAGAGTGCGGTTTCTGATGCAGAATTTTCTTGGTGGGATGAGGCTGTTGATATCGTCCGCTTGCAGGCAAATGGTTCACACTCTTCAGGAGTAACAACTATCACTGTTGATAGTGTTGATCCTACAGCAGCTTTGCCTAAGTCAAGCTTTGGTACAGCAACACATCTCAAACGTGGTGATATTCTACAGGTTGAGAAATCAACTGAAACTACTACTTATGACAATGAATTACTTGAAGTTGTCACAGTAGTTAGTGATACAGAATTCACCGTCAAACGTGGTATAGCTGGAACGTCAGCTGCAACTATTGCAGATGATGCTTGGCTGTTGAAGATTGGTTCAGCTTATGCTGAAGGCACAGGGGCTGCAGATGCTGTAAGTCGTAACCCTGTCAAGTACACCAATTACTGTCAGATCTTTAAGACTGCCTATGAAATTACGGGTACTGGTGAAGTTACCACACTCCGTACAGGTGATCCCGTAAAGAATGACAAGCGCAGGAAGATGAGAGATCATTCAATTGATCTTGAACAAGCACTGCTTTGGGGTGTTTCAAATGAAACTACAGGTGCTAATGGGAAGCCATTGCGTTACACTGGTGGTCTTCGTACGCATATCCCAGCAGTTAATGTTACTATCTTTGGTGTTGCTGGCACAGTAAATACAATGCTTGATGCTATTAGTCCTGTGTTTGATTATCAAGGTGATGCTGGTGATGAACGCATTATGTTCTGTGGTAATAGCTTTCTGAATGCCTGGAACAAGATTGTAGCAGCTAGTGGAGACATTCAGCTGGGTTCAGTTGTTACCACGTTTGGAATGAATCTTCTTGAGTATCGCATACCTCAAGGGCGTGTTTTTATGAAGACACATCCACTCTTCAATCGTAATACTTTATACAATAAATCAGCAGTGATTGTTGATATGAGTTCACTGCGTTGGAGACACACAAAAGGGCGTGATACCAAGTTTGAGGATAATATCCAATTACCTGGTGAAGATTTACGCAAAGGTCAGTGGTTTACGGAAGGTGGTCTCGAAGTATTTTGGGGCGGCTTAACTAATGGCTACATCGGTAACTTGACAGCCTAAGGGGGGTACTATCATGAGTGGTGGAAATTTAGCTGATGGTATCATGAAAAACTTTATCTTTGGTCAGATAAGGTTGGAAGTTCAAACCGAGACATTAAGTGGTGAAAAGTCTCTCACGAAGTTGAGTCCTTCACTCTTAATGTTGGATCCTGGAGGCGCTGGTCGGGATATTAATTTGCCTGCCGTAGCCGATAGTGTCGGTTTGGTCTTTTTTCTTTCTAATGAGGCAGACGGCGCTGAAGTTCTTACTGTTAAGGAAGGCGCTACGACTATTGTTACACCAACTCAGGATGAAGCATGTATCCTGTGGTGTGATGGTACAAGTTGGTCTGGCCTTGTTGGTAATACTTCTTAAGGAGGTAATGTTATGAGTGGTGGAAATTGGGAACACGGGACTTTGCGTGCTTTTGTCATGGAGCAGATAAAGTATCGACCTGTGTCTGAGACATTGTTAGCGAATAAGACTTTAGTTGTTAAACATCCTCCTTTGCAATTCCTTAACCCTAGTGGTGCTGATCGAGATGTAACCCTGCCGGCTGAGGCAGATAGTGAAGGGTTAATGTTTATGATCGTCAGTATGGCAGATTCTTTAGAAAATCTTACAATTAAGAATGATAGCGCAGCTACTGTTGGTATTATCGGTCAGAATGAGGTCGGTATTCTAGTCTGTAATGGTACGACTTGGAAGTCGATGATTACTGGGAATACTGCAAGTGTAGCTGCTGTAGATGTTACTTTAGCTGATGCCGGAGGGAATTATGCTGCAGCAACAGTTGAAGCTGCTTTTACAGAGTTGGCTTCTGTTGCTGATGCTGAAGGTGCTTCTATCATTGGTATTGAGGATGATGGTTCATTTACAGCTAAGATAGATGTAGAGGAAGCTTTGCAAGAGTTGTATCAACATCTATTCTCAGTGCAGAGCTACCTTGGTATGCCTCTAAATTCGTTTCGTGAAGCTACCAACTTTGATGTAGGTAATATTGCAGCAAATGGTGGTATTCTTGCGAGTGATACAACACCAATTCTGGATGCAATCAACGCTGCCACGGATGGTTGTCAGCGTATGCTGTGGGCTTCGTCCAATGTTGATCAGGTTGTAGTATCACTACCTTTACCACCTGATCTTGATCCAGCAAAGGATGTTGTATTACATTCGAGGATTGTCAGTGGTGGTACCACAGATGCTGTCGGCTTCACAGTTGATACTTTCTTTAATGAAGGTGATACGAAAGTCATTGATACAACTGCTACAAACCAGACTACGACATATGATGAGGTTGTAGCAACCATTGCAGCTGCAGATATACCTGCGGGTGCTCAAACTATTACAATAGGCTTAACACCTATAGCGCATGGAACGGATACTATGGCTTGTACTGCAGTTTGGCTTGAGTATTCAAAGGCTCTGTTGACGAGTTAATGGCATAAGTTAAGGAGAAGTGAACTGGTCGGTTTGTTTGTATAGAACCGACCAGTTTAATTAAATGCTGTAGCATTAGGAGGAAGTATGACTGAACGTAAAAGAACAATGTCTATTGACCTGACAAAACAGGACTTAGATGATATCTCTATTGGGGATGTTGTCACAGTTGTTGTTGTTGGGAAAGTCAGGAATTTATCAGCTGGGGAGGAGCCAGAGAAAGATAAGAAAGGTTGTTGTTCTTTTGACGGTTGGCCACCTGATATGAATATCGAGGTTCAGGAAGTAAAGGTTACAGTTGGCAATGATTTTTCAGAATTAGCTAATGATTAACTTAAGAGGAAACTATTATGAGTAATCCCATTAATGCAGTAAATACAGCTACTGAAGCTGTTGCTGTTACGCCAGATGATAGTAATGATTTAGCAAAGGATGCAAGAGCTCTTTGGGTTGGTGTCCTAGGGGATATATCTGTGGATATGTTAGAGTCAGGAGAATCAATTGTTTTCAAAGGAGTTCAAGGTTTGTTGCAGTTTGCTGTTAAACGTGTGAACTCTACTGGTACAACAGCAACAGAGATCGTTGCTTTGAATTAGGAAAAGATTATGCCTGGTATTAGCTTAGGCCTTGGTATTCCAAATACAGTTAAATCTCTATACTTTCTGCCTTCTGATTTACCCAATCAAGTAGCATGGTATCGATATAACACAGGGATAACTGTCTCCATGTCCGGAGTTTCTCAATGGAACGATCAGTCCGGCAATGGTAATCACCTGATACAGACAACCGATTCTTGGAGACCGGTAAAAGAATCGGATGGGTCTATTCTGTTTGATGGGGTTGTTGAGCGTCTAAGAGGGGTATTTACGTTGGTTCAACCTGAAACTATCTATATTTTATTTAAACAGTTGAGCCATGCTAATGTAGATACGGTTTATGATGGAGAGGGTGGAGATACAGGGGTACTGAGACAGATGTCTCCCTCACCAAATATAACGTTTTATGCTGGGGGTTTTATTGGAACCATTACCACATTGCCTCTTGGCGTTTATGGTATTATCACGACAGTCGTCAATGGAGCTTCTTCTATTCTTCAACTGAATAATGAGACTCCAATCCCGGGCGATTCCGGTTCAGGTAACATGAATGGTATTAATGTGGCTATGAGGCCCTTGATTGGTCGATTTGGCAATATCCAAGTAAAAGAAATCGTTATATTTAACACCGTCCCACACACAACCCAACAAATAACGCAAATGATAACTTACTTGAACAACGTTGGTGGTGGAGTATTCTGATGGCAATTGATGGCAAATCAAACAGACGTTACCTGGTCATGAATATGACCCACGATAGTTATGCTGCAAAGATAGCCCATTATACCAAGCTGCACACGGACAAGCAGGCCGGTAACAAATTAACGGTCCTCCCTAATATTGCTGGCACGCAGTCAATTGTAAAAGTTGTTGCGCGTCCAGGTTGGGTAGATGATGACCTATTTGATGAACTGCAAGTGCTTCCCTTGACTAAGGGTGTGGATGAGGCATCTAGACTGTATATTAACGTCTATACTTACGATGACCTGGCTGAGGTGCATGCTTTATTAGCATCAAGTGACTGGCCACAGGCGGAGATAGAGTAATGCTTCGTGATGCAGCTGTAGCTATGATAAAACAAGGTCTTGGCTTTCGTTCAGATCTTGACTCTGAAATTGTAACGGAGATGCGCTTTCAGCAAGAGGAAATTCTTGAGCAAGGGGCAACCCTTCCTTGGTTTTTGCTCTCGGCTGTATCTTCATTAGCTACTGGAGGAACTCCAGAAACTGTAGCTCTTCCCAGTGATTTTCTTTTAGAATATGAAGAAGCTGCTTTATGGTTTTTAGATACAACTCAAACCGCTGATGAGCAATGGATTAAACTGAGTAAAACCTTTATTGATGAGACTAAGACAAGCGCAATAGCTACTTGGTCTGATGCAGATGTGAAACCAACTTATTCTATAGTCAACAAGCTTATATATCTTGCACCAATACCTGATGATGTATACGACTTAAGAATTATTTATTTTGCGCAGGATACACAATTAAGCAGTAATGTTACAAACCTTTGGCTAACTCATGCGGCAGACTTGCTTATAGCTCGAACTGGGTTAGCAATAGCTGAGGATATTGGGAATGATCCAGCGGTTCTAAAGTATGAAAAACGTTTACAGAGAGCCGATGCTCGACTTGGAGCTGAGAATGAAGCAAGACAGCACACACAAATGCGGTACGTTATGGGAGGTATGGACTAATGGGTCTTGAAACAGGTACATATATTGATGATCTTGTTATAACTAATCCTATTGGAGCTGCCGATTTTGTTAGTGTAGGTGATGATCATCTTCGCTTCGTAAAGAAAACTCTTAAGAACTCCTTTCCAAGTCAAACCTTTCCAGTAGGATTAGTTATTGATACTGGAGAGGCCAATGCTTATGCTGGTGCAATGGATCCAGCACCTTCAAGTTTAATCAATGGGACAGAAGTAACGTTCTTGGTTGTTAATACCAATACAACCGCAAGTACCTTTGATCTTAACGAACTTGGCGCAAAAGCTATTACTTTAGGTAATACCGATCCTTTAGAAGGTGGTGAGCTCAGAGTTGGGTCTTTTGCTACTCTCAAATATGATCTCGACTTAACTGTTTGGCAGTTACTAACAGTATCTGGAAATTATGGTCCATTGTTGGAAACGCTAGAACTATCTTCGGTTGTTGCAGGTGATATATCTTATTCTTTCGTAACGACTAAGACTGGTTGGTTGAGGTTATACGGGCAGACCCTAGGAAGTGACAGCAGTGGTGCAACTGAAGCAAATGCAGACTATGAAATATTATATACAGTTTTTTGGGAGAATTGTGCTGACGCTGAGTGTCCTGTTAGTAGTGGGAGAGGGGAAGACGCAGCAGCAGATTTCGCAGCTGATAAAACATTGACAATGCCAGATGGTCGTGGTCGGTCTGCTATAGCTGCTGATAATTTAGGTGGAAGCTCTGCTGATGTGAATACTAATCCTTACGCTGACGCACTTGGTGCTGTAGGTGGGGAGCAAACTCATACACAAACTGAGCCTGAACTTCATGCACACACACATGGGTTGCAGGTAGAAAATTATACGGCAGGCGCTACTTCAGCTGTAAAGGATGGAAACCCAACCGATACACCAACAGGTACAACAGGTAGTAGTTCAGCCTTTAATGTAGTTTCCCCTGTTCTAACAATGAATATGTTTGTCAAAATATAGGAGAAATATATGTATTTAAGATTAGATGCAGAGGGAATGGTTAATATTCTAGATGAACAACACCAGAGTCAATACTCGGCAACACTTGATGATTTTGAGGGTGATTATGGACAACAGTTTCCTGTAAGTATATTGCCTGACGGTCACATGAAATTAGGCTATAATCCAAATATAAGTTTTAAATCCTCTGATGGTTCAAGTGAGAAAGTTCTTGGCGATCTTGTTTGGCCTGATGGTGATGCAATTCTTACAGATCTACCTAATTTGATTATTAAGATGCACTTAAGAGAAGGTCTTTAATCCAAAAGGAATTTCTTTTGAGCAATGATACAGTAATTATAGAAAAGGCCGTAACGCAAGCGGATAAAAACCGACGTATAGCCTTTGCTGACCAGGAGATTAAAATGCTTAAATGGGCTCTAGCTGCTATATTCTTTTCCCTTAGTGTCATTGCTACTGGTGCAATCTCTTTATACAGATTAAATGTTGTAGCTGATGAGGAGAAAACTACTTTACATGTTGGTGAGCATGGAAAAGTTCATGAGATTCAAGACCAAGATCGAGAACATATCAAGGAATCCTTGGAGAAAATTGAGATACAGTTGATATCTGATGCTGTGAAGATTGATAACACTGATAAAAATATCTATAAGATAATGCTTAAATTGGAGATAGATCAATGATTAAGGTTAAAAAAGGTGCAACGATTACATAGATTTTTGGGTAGTTACGCTGACCTAAATAACAAGCGTAAGATTTTATGTACTTAATCTCCTAAGGAGAAATATTATGGCAGGATCAGAAGTTGAAAACATTGTAGGTGGTAAGGCTAAAATTCATGGTTTTAAGAACCAAACGAATATCCAAACTGTGACACAAGCTCTCGCTGATTTAGTGAAAACAGAATTGAATGGTACAGATGGAACACATACAGCTTACATTGTACAGATAAAGGTTAAAAAGCTCGGGGTTTAACTTGGCGGTAATCAATTTTCACAACCTTGGTCTTATAGGTATAGTTCAAGACCAAGCACCACACGAGCTTCCACCTGAGGCATGGACATCTGGGCAGAACGTCCACTTTGTGGATAATAAAGTGGTACGTATGAGCGGGCATGAACAGGTTTTTGGTACACCATTGCACGCACCATATGCTTTACTACCTGTTCCAACCGTTACTAATTTCTTTTGGATGTACATGGGGCTCGCAAAAGTTGCTGTTGTTGAGAGTACTACACATGAGGATATAACACCTGATTCCGACTTCACAGGGACTGCGTCTAATCTTTGGACAGGTGGTTTGCTTAATGGAATACCAATTATCAATAATGGAGTTGAAAATCCACAGATGTGGAATCCTCGTACAATAGGTACTAATCTTGCTGATATTACAGCTTGGCCGGATAATACAACTTGTAGAATTATAAGACCCTTTAAAACGTTTTTGATTGCACTTGATGTGACTAAAGCCACTGGTCGTGATCCTTTTATGGTAAAATGGAGTCATACAGCAGACCCTGGAACAGTACCCAATAGTTGGGACGAAGCTGATACGACAAAAGATGCTGGTGAAACAGCTTTGGCTGATAGTGGTGGCTTTCTTTTAGACTGTTTACCCTTAGGTGATGTTAATATAATCTATAAGGAAGACCAGAGTTTCCAACAGCAGTTTATAGGTGGTGTAGCTATTTGGAAGTTCAGTAAACTTCCAATAGAAGTTGGTATGTTGGCATCACGCTGTGTCGCTGCCTTTAATATTGGTGAAGGCCCCAGGCATTTTCTTGTAACCAGCGATGACGTTGTGGTGCATAATGGGCAACAAGCGCTAAGTGTTGTGGATAGAAAGATGCGGAGGAGGTTGTTTAATGAAATGGATCCTGTCGCTTTTACTAATGCTTATGTTGTACCTAATTATCCTAATCGTGAAATGTGGTTCTGCTACCCGACAAGTGGTAATACTATCCCAAATAGAGTCCTTATATATAATACTATTACGACAACCTTGACGGAGAAAGAGTTACCTAATACAGGATTTCCACATATAGGCTTTGGGGTTATTGACCCTGACCAAGACTTCAATTGGGATGCCGCTATTTTTGATATATCTTGGGATTCTCTTACAGATCCCTGGGACTTGAGATCTTTTGAAGGTTCTCAAAGAAAGTTACTTGCGGCTGATCATACCGAAACTAAGCTTTTTAAAATAGATCAAACTAATCAATTTGACTCCCTGAACTTCACAGCTTACATTGAAAGGTCAGGTTTGGCTATTGTAGGCCAGGATAGACAAGGCAATCCAAAGGTCGATTATGACCTTTTAAAATTGGTAACTAAGGTTTGGATTAAGGCTACAGGTTCCCCATTTCAAGTAAGGCTTGGAAGTCAAAATATTGTCGATGGTGCTATTACATATACAGCTGCTCAAACATTTACACCTGGGGTTGATAGATACTTGGACTTTCATCTTAATTGTAGGCTCTTTACAGTACGATTTGAAAGTACTGCTGATGGTAAATGGGAGATACACTCCTATGATCTAGAACTTGAACCTGCAGGTAGGTTTTAATGCCTTATGAACCAACATTAATACCAGAGAGTGATATTAAAGATTTGGTACAGGCTCTTAATCTTGAATTATTAAATATAGCAAATGATTATAACTTACCACTTATTGTACAATTAGACGAGTCCCATGCAGAACCTGTAAGACCTCGCTTGGGTATGGTTGTTTTAGCTGATGGAACTGATTGGGATCCAGGTGCAGGTGCTGGTGTTTATGCTTATTATAACTCTGTTTGGAATCCCTTAAGTTCAGGGACTAGAAATAGTTTAAGGGTTACAGGGACGACTACTTTAACCTTGGATAAGCATACAGTGTTTGGCGATACTGATGGTGGTGCGTTTACGATTACGCTACCGGCGGGGATTAAAGGTAAAGAGTATAGGATTATTAACGTGGGCAGTTCTGGAAATGCTTTAACTCTAGCCCCGAATGGATCAGAGGAGATACTAGGTGTTAATTCTAATTTTACACTCCTTGATGGTGATGTACTTATTATAGGTTTTGATACAACAGAGGGTTGGTGGTAATGAGTAGAACTCAACTTAAAGATTATAACCTGGAAGTCTTGCGAGGTAATATTCCAGGTCATTCTATGGTAAGTATGCGTGGGCATGATGTAACGGTGCCAAACGGTGGCCCTTTTGGTTTATCTGCAGGTTTTGGTGTTGGTGGTTACCAATTTGATCAGAGTGCTTTGGACACAACACCGGCAGCGGTTGCAGTCGCTTCAGAAGATGCCAATGACACCGGCGCAGGAACTGGCGCACGGACAGTTATAATAAGCGGCCTGGATTCTTCTGGTGCAGCACAAACAGCAATAGAAACCCTGAATGGTATAACTGAGGTCACCACAAGCGAAACATGGTCAGCGGTGATGCAGGTTCAAGTATTAACCGTGGGAAGTGGTAATGCCAATGCTGGTATGATATGGGTAGGTACTGGTTCGTTTACCTCGGGTATTCCTGCAGTTCGTATGTTGTCTATGCAAACCGGCTATAATATTTCCTTGTCGGGTTATTATGTAGTACCTGCTGGTAAAACTGCATACCCCAGGCAGTTTTTAGCAACGGTCGGCTCAGCTAATAAGGATGTTGAGGTATTTATTGAGACAAGCCCGAATGGTGCAGTGTGGTATACACAAGGGCCCTTTGGCCTTGAAGCTGGTGACTTCACAACTGATGTAGTTGCCTTGCCGGGGTTTCCAGCAGGTACGCACGTTCGCTTAAATGCAACAGGTGGCTCAGCCGATAGCATCGTTACAGGGATAGTTGCTTTTGAAGTAGTGGATAATTGATATGGAAAACTCAGCTGCAGACATATTTATGGTTCACCGAATCGATGAATATTGGGATGAGTTAAAACCTTTAATCTCAAAAGCTATACAAAACAGAAGGTTTACAGAAACTGAAACTTTAGATATGATTTATTTGGACTTAAAGTGTGGGATTAAACAATTATGGTTTGGTAGTGATATAGTAGGGTATGGGGTTGCTATTACCGCTATTAGGCAGTACCCAAAAGTTAATATATTAGAGGTTAATTATGTAGCTGGGGAACGAATTCGAGGTTTCTTCCTGCATTTTTATGAAGAGGTTAAGTCTTTTGGTAGAGAAAATGGTTGTACTATCCTCCGTGGTTTTGGTCGTATAGGTTGGTTAAGGCTTATACCTGATGAAGTTAAAACAGTTATCAGATGGGATGTTGAATTATGATTTTAAATTACTGGAAAGAACTTTTATTGTGGCCTGAGAGGTTGTATTTTGGTGGTGATACACCATCACAAACAACAACTACAAGTACTCAGACGCAGGTATTAAGTCCGCAACAACAGGAGTTGTTAGATCTTGCTATACCTCATGCTGAGGAGTTTGGGAAAGCTGGATTAGAATTGCCTGAGGAGAGTGGTATTGTTGGTTTTGATCCACTACAACTGCAAGCACAAGAACAAGCATTAGCTCTTGCGGCTCCCGGAAGTGCTCTGACTGACCTTATTGCTAATATAACAGATGCCCAGAATTTTGCACTTCAGTCACTGCTCTTTCCAGAAACTAACCCAGCTTTAAGTGGGGCTACAGATGCTGCAATAAGACCTATTACTGAAGCCTTTACACAGAGTGTATTACCCAATATTAGGGGTGGTGCACAATTAGCTGGCCAACCAGGCAGCAGTAGACAAGGTATAGCAGAGGGGATTGCAACAGGTTCATTACTACGACAAGTTGGTGATACATCGGCATCGTTTCAAAATGTAGCTTATGGACAAGGTCTAGATGCGTTTATAAAAGCTCTTGCTCTTGGACCACAAACAGCACAACTACAGACACTTCCAGCATCAATCATAGACCTTATTGGAGCAAATCGTCAAGGTTTAGATCAGGCAAGACTTACTGAGGAGCAAGGTAAGTTCTTCAATGAGCAATTATTGAGTCTTACAGTTGCTCAAGAACTTGCTAAACTTGCTGGTACTTTTGGTGGAAGTAGCACAATAGGTACAGTGACACAGCCAACAGGAATTGCTTCCGGAGGTAGTGCCTTCGGTAGTGCTCTTAGTGGAGCAGCAACAGGATTTAGTATTGGCGGCCCTATTGGCGCTGGTCTAGGTGGTATTGCAGGACTCATATTTGGATAGGAGAAATATTATGGCAGGTGAACAAGATTTCTTACAACTACTTGGATTGCTCCAGCAGATTCTACCAGCACCAGGATCTGGTGGTCAGATAGATGAAGCAGGCTTAGCACAGTTAGTTGAAATGCTAGCTACAAAAGGTGATGCTGATCCAAAGACCTTTAAAGAGCTTATAGGGCAGGAGTCTAGTACGTTAAGTAAGATTGCTCCACAATCCTTGATTAAGGACAGCTTGCAGACATTACCTGTACCAGCAAGCTCAATAGTATCAGGTCCAGCAATTGGAACACAAACTGGTCTAGCAAGTGGAACACCCCCATTTGTTCCACCTCCTCCAACCCCAGCACCACCGGCATCACCTGCTGTTGACCCTATTGTTGCAACCTTGGCTAAACTTGGTCAAGCTATTCAGCCTGCGCCAGTTCCAGAGTTTACACCACCACCACCTATAAGTGTTGGAACACCAGCTGGTATTGGACAACTTGGGTCAGGTGGAATTGATTTACAGCAGTTGATTGCCGCTGTCATAGGCCAGAATGTACCAGCGCTGCCACAATCTTTTGGCTCACAATTATTAGGTAGATAACTAGGAGTAAGTTAATGGCTGACCCAATTCAACCAGCACTTGGTGCTAATTTAAATCCAGATTCTACACCTGAGACTGGTGTTAAGGAGGGACCTCCAGTCGATGAAGCTGACAAGGAAGCCAGAAAAAGCCGCTGGCTAGAGGTTCTTACCTCACCTGAAATGCTTGCAGCAATTGGTCAATTTGGCGTTAATATTGCTCAACCACGTAGTATACTGCAAAGTCGAGGTGGTAAACTGGCTAATGATTTTGCGGGGGCAGCTGGTGCTTCTGGTCGTGTTGCAACTAATCGAGCTGAGACAATTGCAGCAGAAGCGTCGACTGCAGCTGAAACTGCAAAAGCAGCTGCAGCTACAACCAGTGCAGAAACGGCTAAGACGCAGGTTGAGAAAGTTCAAATTCCACAGGTTGTTGGTAAAATTGCAGAAACAGCTGCAGGTACTGCATTAGAGGAGACACAAGCTGCTAGTCTTAAAGCTACAACCAAGCGTGAGGAAGGTTTACAAGAACTTCGTAAGAAACATCTTGAAGCACAAACTGGAGCATTAAGTGTTAGTACTGATAGAGATAAGGCTAATATTGATAATGATCTTAAAAATTCACAAGCTAGTTATATAAATGCTTTGGCGAATAAATCAAATGCTGTGGTAAAAGCGAGAGGAGCAGAAGCTGTTAACGCTTTGAATACAGCTAATGCAGAAGCCGCGGAAGCGCTTAAAACTCTTCGTGAAGCACAAGCAGAGGCTGCAGCATCGGGGAGTCCCTTAACTGGTACGGCACAACAGACACAATTGCTAGCTAATGCAATTAAAAAGCAAGCTGCAGCTCATGGTACTCCTATGACGGATTCTGAGGCTACACTTTCCGCTGCTGGGTTTCTTAAGACAGGAACAACTCTGTCGAGAGAAACATTTATAGCTAACTTTATTGAGGATAGAAATAAAGCTTTTGTTGATAAAGAGCCTACAGATGAGCACCTGGCTGCTTGGGGTAAAATGGCTGCTACAGCTGCAGATGCTTTGGGGTTGCAAAGTATTAGTCCAACTACATCTGCAACACCCAGTAACGTGACAAGGACCGGAACTCTAATTACTAAGGATAATATTAGTACACTTATGCAAGGCTCTACTTTGGATACTGGTACAATTCAAGGTGTTGATAGTTTAGGCAACCCAACGCTTGGTCAACAAATTATAAGAGCTGATGGAACTAAAGCAGAAATTAATGGTACTCCAATTGTTATTGGAGAATAGTGAAGAAAGTCAAAATATAGGAGAGAGATTATGCGTAAGAAAGACCACAGCAAAGCAAATAGACTTTATACAGAGTCTGAGACAGAGGTTTTTTATTTACTGGGTAGATTCGAGAGACTGGTTGTGCCTAGTAAAGGCGATATACACCAGCAAGTTGATCTTTCCAAAGCAAGATTTACTGAGTTACAGTCATTGGCATTGGAAAACTTATACTGTAAGTTGACAGTTGAAATAGAGCAAATGAGTGATCATATAGCCGACCTTGAAATGTCGTCAGGTGTGGCAAAATTTGCTGGTGAAGAATAACAGTTATGCCTGAGCAACAAGAAATAGATGAGATTCAGAATTTATTGGGTCTTACAAATTCCTTAGTGTCTGCACCTCCTGTAGCTGATGTTGTTAATGCTGCACCTCCAGTTGTTAATGCAGTTCCAAAAGTGGATAATGTCTCTGATGTTAATGAAATTCAAGCTATATTAGGTCTTAGTCCCTCACCAAAACCTGATAAAGAGGAAGAGATCAGTAACATTGAAGCTATAAGACTAGGCTTAGTTCGTGGAGTAGAGCAACTTAAATTAGCTGGTACCGTTGTACCATTACTGGTTCGAGATGTTGTAGCAGAGAAATCCAAGCAAGCAGAAGAGCAAGGTTTGTTTGATACCATAGGACAAACTGTCTTTGGTGAGCCAGTTAAAGCTCTAGTTGAAATAGCCTTGAAGCCCTTTGTACCTCTTGAAGATAGCTTTAAAGCGTTTGATGAAGTGTTTGAGAAGGAACATGTGAAGAGTGCCAAGGAACGGTTTGCCAGAATTGAATCCGACCCTAAATCCAAGGAAGCCCATGATAAAATCGTTTTCATAAGGGATGTTATTCGTAGTGCTACCCCACAGAATATAGAACCTCTTTCATTTAAAGGTATTTCAGGCTCTGTCACTGAGGCAATGGTTGGTAATATACTGCCTATGATTGGTGTATCACTTATAGCCGGTCCAAAAGCTGGTGCTGCCTTTTTTGGTACCCAAGCTTTCGCTAATCAGTTTGCTGATAGTACCCTACGTGGTCGCAGTCTTGAGCAATCAATCGTTGACGGTTTCACCATTGGTATAGCTGAAGCTGTCAGCGAGAAATTAGTCTTAGGGAAGTTAATGGAGCCTGGAAAGCCGTTTCTTAAACGAGTACTAGGTGGTACTATTACACAAGCTACACAAGAAATGCTAATGGAAGGTCTTAATATTGGGCTTGACATTGGTGAGTTCGATGAGACAATTACACTGCAAAAGGCACTTGAACGGATTGTACATTCAGGTATTATTGGAGGTATTATTGGTGGGAAAATGGCTGCCATTTTCCACCCAACCATTAAGAGCTCTAAGATTAAAACTGCAACTACTACTGACTCATTCCATGAGAGTCAAAGCAAACTTCTTGACGAGGATAAAGTCGATCCAGGTGGCCTTAATATGACACAGGGGGAGAAATCTCGCTTGTCCTTTGTTAAGGAACACTTAACACTGTTGAATACTGTTGAGAAGACACCTGAGGTACAACAAAGTATTGACTTGTTTAATATCGAACTGGCTGATTTGGAAGATAAAACTTTAACAGAGATCGATCAAAATGGACAGGTGTTAATCAAGGGTATTACTATTGCTGATATTGATAATAGTACGACTCTTACTGAAGCACATGATCCAGTATTATTGGGGCAAGTTGCTGATCCTGAAAATGATGTAGCTCCAATCAATGCTAATAATACGGTTGATTCTAAAATGCTTGCAAAGCTTCTTGAAAAGATAGATAATATTGAGCAAGGTATAGATGATGGTAAAGGAAGACAAATAAAAGCTCAAGAAACCTGGTCAGTAAACGAAGATCCTCAGGGTATGGTAGATATGGTTGATGCCTATGGACAGGATGTAGAATATCAAGTTGAGCTACACAACATACTCGATACTTTCTTTCCAGATTCCAATACTATCATTATGTATCATGGTCATAGACCTGGGCGAGCACCTTATACTGATCAAGAAAAGCTAACACGAAAGGTTGGCAATGCAAGTATTGATCCATCTATTGCTATGACGTTTGCTTATTCCAAGATTGAGGCACAGATTTTTAGACAGGGTATTGGCTCAATACAAGCACGAAAACTAACCAAGGGTGAGAACTTTCGACTAAAGGATGCTGTTGCGACTGTTATTGAAGTTCCCAAGAGTGCTATAAAGGCTGTTAATACTCGTATGGGTCAAGAACTAGAGTTCATATTTGAAACTGAAACAGTTAAACACAGAGGACAATTCAAATTTCTTGACTATGTTAATGGGCTTAGTTCCGGAAAAGAAAAGAGTCGTACACAACACTTAGAATCCCTTAAGTCTGGTATTCATGTACAGTTAGATGAAGCTGACCGAATATTTAGAGAGGCTTTGACTTTAGGACAGAAACTACCAGTTGAGCGTATTACTGCTGAGGGTCAAGTTGGCTTTGCGGGCTTTGGTGAAACTGTAATTCAACCAACAGATATCGGACCTGAGCAGTTAGACTTCCTTGGAACCTTTGATGAATCTCTTGCACCAGAGCAAATGAATCTTGGCTTAGCTGACATACCTACTATTAATATAGACACAGGTGCCTTTAAAGAAGTGCCTAGTAGTCAAAAAGGTACTCGTGGTGGTTCTGTCTGGCAGCATGGTCAATCCGGTACAAAGTATTTCGTTAAGATGATTGGTGAGATTGAGGCACATAATGAAGTGCTTGTCTCTGAGCTATATAAGCTTCCTGGAATCAATGTACCTAAGACACACTTTGCTGTACATGACGGACAGATCGGAGTTGCCTCTCGTATAGTTGACCAGGCTGAGACAGTAACGGATAAAATTGAGGATCTCATTGATACCCCAGGACTGGTTGATAACTTTATCTTCGATGCTTGGTTGGGGAATCACGATGTTATCGGTCTTGAATTTGACAATATCATGATAGAGGAAACACCCCTAGGTCCACGTATTCTACGTCTTGATTTCGGTGGAGCGTTAAACTTTCGAGCTGGAGGTAATACAAAAGAATTTACAGAACGGGTTATTGAAACAGAATCTATGCGAGATTCAAAAGCAGCTCATCGTCCCTCAGTAAAAGTATTTGGTCACCTTAGTGATGCAACTCTTGCGAGTCAAGCATCACTATTGCAAGATATAAGTGACACTGAGATATTTCAAACTGTTCAGAAATTTGGACCACCAGGACAGGCAGCCCGAACAGAGCTTTCACGTATTCTTATTGCAAGGAAGAAGGATATATTAACTAGATTTCCCCCTCCTGTTGGAGCTCCTAGTATTGAGCAATCAGGTCCAGCTCCAGGTTCTATGGATAGGATACGCCAAATGGGGGTAGGGCAAAAGTCTCTTAGTAAGATATTTCTAAAGCAGAGGGGTGGAATTTTACCTGAAAATTCTCGTGGTGTTCAAAGTTCTGATACACCTGTTCAAGCTAAAAAACGAGCGTTGTTGGAGCAAGATAAATATAATTGGTGGACTAATCTCACCTGGACTATTAGTCAAATGGCTAAGAAGAACAGACATATACAGCCCCTTGTAGAGTATTGGGAGAACCAGAGTTTCATGGCTAATACCAAGATGGAGTGGATAGCTCGTGCTGAACAACGTGTACGACAATGGCAAGGGTTGTATAAAGGTCAGGCAGATGCGCTTTCTAATTTATTGTTTGATGTCCAGGAAATGACTTATCTTAAAGCGGATGAAAATAAGGTAGCTCGTCAACCGACTAATGAAGAATTGGCAGTGCTTGTTGATAAACATAAGCTTAAGCCCGAAGCTATTGAAATGTATTTCCTTATTCGTCAGGACTTTCTCGATGTACTTGATGCTATTGAAGAAGCTGAGATAGAAGCAGCAAGAAAGAACTTTACAGATACCTTTATACTTAATGAAAAGATAAGAGAGATCCGACGCACCAATGAGTTGCTCAGGCAGAAACCCTACTTCCCTATGTCACGGTTTGGTGAGTTCACCATTGTAGTTAAAGATGATGATATAGGTGGTAAGGTTATCTATATGGAATCCTTTGAGGGTACACTAGGTAAGCTACGAGCTAATCGTAGATTTAAAGAAGTGAAAAAAATGTTTCCTGGTAAGAATATACGACAGGATATTATTATAGAGTCTATGCAACCATTTCGCAGCTTACCTCCTAGTGTTAAAGGGGATATTATTCGCTTACTCGACTTAGATATTCCTATTAAAGGTACAATAGGTGATAGCTCAGAGGCAAAGCTTGCTCGTAAACGTGAAGCTGAACGTGCTGAAAAACTCAACAGTCTCGAACAGATTCTTTTTGAACACGACAATGTACAGAGTTTCAAGAAGCATTTTGAAAGAAGGAAGGGAACTCCAGGATATTCAAAAGATGCTCTACGTAATTACGCTGATTACTTCTTCCGTGGTGCTAATCATATAGCTCGTGTTAAGCATGTGAACGAGCTGGATGAATCCATACAAAAAATGGAAGATGAGATTAAGTTACTAAAAGATATACCAGAGTCTCCAATTCGAGATCGTAGAAGAATTCTTGCTTATATGAAAGACCATCGGGAGTATATATTAAATCCTGAAAATGATCTTGCCAATCTGCGAGCGTTAGGCTTCGTATGGTTTTTGGGGTTTGTACCTAAAAGTGCTGTTATTAATCTCACGCAGGTGCCTCTTGTTGCCGCACCTTATTTGTCTAGTAGATATAATGAGCTAGCAGCTACGGCTGAATTAGGAAGAGCTATTAAAGACCTGCGTAGTATATATAAAAATGATCCTAGTGCAAGAGTTACTGAGGAGAAATTAAAGGGCATTAATCTTGGCATTCAAATGGGCTTCCTTGAAGAATCACAAGCTATGGAACTTGCTGCTATGAGTACTAGTTCTGTCTTGCAGCGCGCATTGCCCGGGAATAAAATACAGCGCGGTTTGCGTGAAGTACAATACGCTAGTGCTTATATGTTTCAAACAGCAGAGAAGATGAACCGAAGGATAGTATTTAGTGCTGCTTGGGAACTAGCACATAAGAATCCTGAAACACCATATTTGAAAGAGTTGCTGTCTGATAACCCCAGATTGGTTTCCCTGCTGAAAGATTCTGGTTGGGCACAGAAAGATATTCTTGGCTATCTTGCAGGAAAGGATGCTGTTGATACAACTCAATATGAGTATGCAAGCTGGAATCGACCACGCTTTATGCGAGGAAAGAAAAGCGTTATCTTCTTGTTCTTTCAATACCTGCAAAATACTCTGTTCTTTTTCAATAACGCGCCTGGTAGGGGTAGAGCATTGCTGTTATTATTATTGGTAGCTGGCATTGAGGGCATGCCTGGGGCTGAGGATATGGAAGAATTTGTCAAATGGTTTGGGAGACAAATTGATAAAGACTGGAATCCTGAGAAAGCTTTCAGGGAATATGTAACTGAGGTTAGTGATATTGATCCTGATATATTCCTGCATGGTGCAAGCCGAGAAAGCTTTGGTCTAGCTCATGTTGGGGATTTAACAGGCTTACCAATACCTAGTGTTGATTTAAGTGGAAGCTTATCCTTTGGTCGACTTATTCCTGGAGCTCAAGGTATACTTCAACCGGGGGACTTTGAACATAAGTTCCTGGCTACCAGTACAGATGCTGGTGGTGCTGTGATAAGTGGTGCTATGGGTATTGCACAAGCAATGGCAGATAAACAGAATGCTGATGGGTTTAAGCGGTGGGAACGTGCTATGCCGAGTCAGTTAAGGAATATGAGTAAAGCCTTTAGAAGATACAGACAGGAAGGTGAATTTGCTCGTACTGGTGCTGAAATTGCAGATGTTATGCCTGAAGATCCTGAACATTTCCTTGAACTAGTTATGCAGGCGGGGGGATTTCCTACTACACGTATTACTAAAGAGTGGGATCGCATTCGTATGCAACAGGAATCTGCTATGTTTTGGAATGCTCGGAAGAAAGTTCTTCTGAGTGCATTTGATAAAGCCGCTAGGTTGGACGATGAGGAAGGTATGTCGGACACACGCACTGCTATGAAGAAGTATAACAATGAGGTTCCCTTTAGATCTATGGCTATTGGTGCTAAAGTTTTAAGAGATAGTAGGAAAGCAAGACACCGAACTCGTGAGCGTCAGGAAGCTGGACTGCTGCCACAGAGGAACTTGCGAGGGATTTCAGAAGAAACGAATAAGTTGTTCCCAAGTAGTCCTGTTCATGAAGAGCGTATTGATGATGATGTTAAAGCTTACCTTAAGTGGAAAGAACAACAGCAAAAAATGGAGGAGATCCAGAAGCTATTAGGTATTACGCCCCCATCAACTCCTGAGCCTGTTGTTGAGGAGACGGTTGAGACTCTTCGTTAGCTTTTAGTTCTTTACTAATCTTTATCTGTACTGTGTTTTCTTAACGTATAGATAGTGACAGGTTTAACTAGTTGAAATTCTTCCTTAGGGATATTAGCCACTTCGTCAAACAGGATAGACCTATTTTGACAGCATATAAATCTTTTACATGCAAGTTTACCTGTCCGCAAGTCGTGTCTATTTTGTCTGACACAACGAGTTGTTATATCCAACCAGCTTGCTAAGTCTTTAGTTTTAAGCTGTGCTGACATCCTAAACAATTGATAAACACAGCACAGATATTTTTCATCAGCTATCTTTTGCAGTTTCTTATTCATGTTTAGCTCCTAAATATATATTACCCTTTGTTGTAAATTGTCTTATAAGATTAGCATTAATTAAGGCTATAAGACAGGCTTCAAATTCATCATGATTGCGGAACACACTCATAGTTATACTCCACAGTTTATCTCTTTCAATCCCACCCTTCATACCACGAATGAGATGTAGTAGATTTCTTCTATGACCTTCTTCCTCTGTAGACCCAACAGATTTAAAAACCTTAAGCATGTCCTTTTCTAAGCTTGTTATTTGTATGTTAGCTTGTACTAAATCATCCTTGATAATAACCAGTTCATCACGTTGGGCTGCAGCTAAAACCATTGCCAGCTTATGTATATGTGTTTGCTTTCTTGCTATATATCCACCATAGCGTTCATCCGACATATCTTCTGGTCGCTTTGACCAGTGTTGTTCATACCATTTAGTACCCCACACAAGGGCTTCTTTTTCTATTTGATACTCACCCATTATCTCGGCTACCAAACGTAGGTCAGAAACCAGCTTGTTGCCCATGTTTTGGTAATCTTCTTCCTGGATTTGTAATGCAGGGTAGGCTATAAACTGTCGCTTCTTTTCAGCATATACGAAAACAGAACGTGAGGTGAATCCACCACCGATCATGTACTCTGGAAAGTTGCCGGATATCCAAGCTGGTGTTGTACAACCTATGATGTTAAGCCAAGGGTTCTCAATAGAATCTGTGCCCTGGGTCTTGGTACTTTTAGTCCATACACCTCGTTGTCCATCCCAAAGGGCTACAAGTACATCGACCATTTCCCTGTCTTGTGGATCGAAGAATGTTCCAAGTTCTGATGCAGCTATTGTAAGACAAGACATAGGATACATCAACCCGTCATTCATTGTTATAAGTTCTTGAGAGTCTGCCAGCGTCTCTGTTAATTTCTGCCATGTGACACAATCAGGCCCAAAATGTATTCCCTCAACCTCACGAAGGAGAGACATACCAACATTGACTGTTGTAGATTTAGATACCACACCGGGGGGTGCTACAAAGAATATGTAGAAGTTGGGAGTCCATTGGAAATACCGCTGGTCTATCCAGACACGACGACGAAGTGCGCCAGCTAAAACGCTTACTCCAGTCCAAAAATGGAAAGCGTCTGGGGCTTCTGAATGACAAGTATATTCTAAGTATTGTCTAAGCCAATTTTTAAATAATCGCTTAGCCACGATTGCTGGGATTCGCCATATATACCTGTTTAAATGATCGGTTTGACTAGATAGAACTGATCAATTCTTTTTATAGGTCAAACATTTTTTAATCGATTTGTGTACCTGTATTGCAACTGCATATATCTGCCTCGGTATGTTTACGATTTTTTATTCCCATTCTATATCCTCACACTCACCCCAAGATTTATCACTCATAGAAACACCAATAGGTATTGTCAATGGATCCTCGTATGGGATTGTAATTAACATCTGCTCACGGATTTCTTTTCGTTTACTGTGCATAGCTTTTGGCACTTGCAATACAAGTTCATCATGCACCTGCATAAGCACCTGTGCCCAAGGAAGGTTGGCATCTATGTTGTGCCAACCGGTATTGATAACAAGGGCGACAGTTGATTGTGGAATCCAAGCGAGTGCGTCAGGTAAAAGATTGTCTATTCTATCAAAGAATCTAATGCGGAAACCAAGCTTGTTACTGACACTTTTAGTTCTTTGCAAGCTTCTTTCAACTCTGTTATGCCATTCTTTAATTCTTGGGTGAGCGGCAAACCATCTATTAATAAATCTGTCTGCATCATGGATTGTAATCCCAAGTTCAGCTGCGAGAGTTTCTTTTCGTACTCCGTAATTAGTTGCGTGTACTCCTTGCTTAGCTTTATGGTACGGTGAGCTCGCGAGCTTGCTTGGTTGAGGATTGCCCCCGAAGATAGTTTTTGCGTTTTCGACATGTGGATTTACTCCTTCTTTTAATATCTGTTTAAGTTCATCATCGCCTGCTTCCCATACAACAACGTATAAGTCAGCGCGATCAAGATCATGTGCGTATATTATGTATCCTGTATCAGGTATAAGAAGCTTGCGTATATTAGGTATACTGAATGCAAGACCTGATATATTTTCGCTTGCCTTCTCCCCACTAGTTAAATTTTGTAGGTTCATACCAGAGCCGAAAGCATTTTGAGAGCTGCTTAAACGAAAGGTAACAGTCCCACCAACATTGTAACTACACCTGACTCTTTGATCTGAATCGAGTTTCGATTCAATGCAATTTGAGTATACCACTCCAATGCTTCTATAATTTGAGAGAGCGTCAGTCAGTGGTTGTAGTAATGGCTCGCGAGTTCCAATTTTTTTGAGCGCATCATCGTCAACTGTTCTCTTCCAAGTTTTCCTGTTCATTACTTCTTTCTGTCCAAGCTCGTCATAAAAAAGTTTGGCTTGCTGTATAGGACTACGATACCACGGCTTGGCTGTTTTACTTTTAGGTAGTTCATGGACATCAGCACCAATAAGAGGTTTGAACCAGCACTCGTACTGCTCGGCAGCAAAGTTAAGTTCAAGTCCTATCCTTGCTCTATCCTTTTTATTAACACGTACTCCTCGAAGCATGGCTTGTAGACAACATTGGTAGGTACGCATCTGAAAATCAAATTGTTCACGAAGGTCTAGATGTTCTATTTGTTTATCGAGAGCGTAACTAATCTCTAATGTGGTCACTGCATCCTTACAGTTATAAACCCAGTAGTCGTCCTCAGGCATACTGGTATCCCATAGCTTACCCTCATCCTTCCAGTACTCATGGTACTTGCAATGCAAGCTGCTTAGTGTGTTTAAATCCTTTGCCATTCCTGGATAGCATACATGCTGCGCTAGCATGGTATCCATGTATACTGTAGATTTTGCTCCCCACCAAAGTATATTGTATTGTTCATCGTATAAATAATTTTGACCGACAATACGTGCATTAGAATGCCCAATAATGCCTCTAATTGCGTGTATAACGGCATATTCAACATCAGGGTCGTGCCAATACCCATTATTGGATTCCGTACACATAAACGGAATACAGATTGCGTCTGTACTTGACCACGCAAGACCAATGCAAGCTATATGCCCCGCACGGGTTTCAAGATCTACTGAGATGCGAAGTTCAATAAAGTTTAATTGATTTAAAAGAGTAAAGAGGGTATGCTTAACTTCTTTGAAACTGGGCCGGATTATAAAGTTGTAGTCAGGTTTCTGTACCGGGTTGTCTAATTCTTCAGAGCATTTTTTAAGATCATGCTCAGCAAATACCTTCCAACTGTAGTTGCGCATGATAGCTGCTGGATGAAAGGTAGGGATTACTTTATAGACAGTAGTACCATGAGTCTTCATAATACTACCTCGCCACTTGACTATACCTGACTCACCTGTCAAGGCCCATAGTGCTGTATCACCTAGTGCTATTATAAGTTCTGGTTTGATACACTCTATTTCTTCTTCAAGTTCATAGACACCTTCAACAATTAGCTTGTTCGGATAGCGTCCATAGAATACCTCACGTCCTCGTTTCTTAGCTGCAGTTTTTGTCTCGAACCAAGCCTTTATATTATTGTTCGGTGGTCTGTACTTGCAGACATTTGTTATATAACAGTCGGAACGAACTATACCTGCGTTGCCGAGAAGCTGATTAAGAAACCTGCCACTGCTACCCACAAACGGTTGAGGTTTTCGGATAGGTATACCAGTAGCAGGATCTTTAATCATGTATGTTTCTTCTTCATGACCTGGAGCTTCCCCTACTAACATAATGCGAGCATTCTCAGGTCCGAAGGCTGGAACTTTAATCATCTATAACCTCCATATGTGCATTATGACCTGAACGCCAATGGTATTCAATATAAGCCTCTTCACATATATCATCGTCGTCACTATATTCTGCCAACCATTTAAGATAACTTGAAGGCAAGTCCTCAATCTCTTTTCCAGTGTGTTTACCCCAAGGCATTATCATAATGAATTACCTTCCTTTTTAAGATTGCTTGATTATTTTAATGTATCTCTCTATGTATATAGAGATCACCGCTATCATATTTTTCAATTTCCGGATCACACCAACAATCTTTTTCTCTGTGCTCTGTTGCATAACGGTAAACACAGTTTATATTTTCAGCCAAGTATTTACCCTTTGAATCGGCACTTATTAATTCTTCATAAACACGTTGTGGAACATCAAAGTATTGATAGACACTGATATTCACATCAAGGTGAAATATTCTGGAATCTAAGAATTCTATTTCCAAGGTTTCGCTATCTGGGTCATAGCCTATTGAGGCTATGCTTGATGATTTAACTGGTATTCTGTCCATTATTCTTCCTCCTCAAGATCCTGTATTCTCTGATTGATCATACAAAATAAATTCTCAATGCCCTTGTGAAGTTCTTTTGTAACTTCACTATGATTTTCAATCTCATCTGAAAGTTCAGGGCAACTATCTTGTATATAATTAATTAGATGTTTAAGAAATTCAATTTCATCTACTGATGTAAACATTTTCTATCTCCTAATAATAACCAGTCTTATTTATATATCTACATTGCCAGACTATATCACCGTCTTTATTCTTTGATCCAATTAGAGTAGGTCCATTGCCAAGAGAATCAGCCCATTCAAAACCCTCCTCTGTTTTTGTTATTCTAATACCACTCCGATACCAAGCAACTAATTCTTGTGATTCTGGAATTTCCTTTTTGAAAAAAAGATGTTTAATTTTTTGTATTATGTTCATTCTCTATCTCCTATTCTACTAAAGGCTATATTATAAGAGTCTTCTGATGCTTCAATTCCCACCGCTGTACAGCTCGCTAAAGAGGCTGCTGGGAAGATAGTACCACTACCACAAGCGGGGTCGAGCACGAGGTCTCCTGGTTGACAACTTCTCTTGATGAGTTGAAGATATAAGTCAACCGGCTTTTGCGCGGCATGAATTTTGTTTGCTATGTTTGGAAGATTAATAACATCTCGATGTACTGCGATTGCTTCCCTCTTACCCTTAATGGCAAAGAGGATTGTTTCGTAGCTTCTTCTCGGCATGTGGTCAGGTTGTGGAAGAAGTCCCATGTTCCCTTTATCCCAGATAATAGGAGCTTTCGCACACCACCAACCGGCCTTTGTATATACATCATATAAACGTGAGAACCATAAAGGATCACAAAAAATATAAAGATGCGACTGTTCTTTGGTAACTTTATATCCAAGTTCAGCTAATGATTGGTATCTTTCAATAGCCTCTTGTGGGTCGTCACTATAGTCATGGTCAAGATCAGCCATATCACCGAAGACTTTATCTGCGTTGATGCCATAAGGTAAATCAGCTATAATAAGGTCGAACTTATTCTCACTAGCAGGTTTTAAAAAGTGTTCAAACTTAGCATGATATAGTATATGACCATTACTGTTTGGGCTTACATTATATTTAGCTGCAAGCTCTGCTGTAAATTCCTTTTCCAGTTTACGTGTTAGGATTTTTATTGCCTCTTTCCTCGTCGCAGCTTTACCTATCTCAGGGTCGTCAAGGTGCTCGACAAGTATAACGCTGTTGCTGACCAGATTAGATATATGGTGTGGTGCTACTTTGGAGGGATCATCTAGACCAAGTATCTCAGCTGCGGTTTCTCTTGCTGTATGTTTTGGGTCAATCAGTTTCCGAAGGTCATCAAGGTCAGCATAGGCTTTTACCATATCCTGCCAAGATAAATCTGTACGAATGATATTCTCGCTAATTTCTGCATCTAGCAGCTCAAGAGAAGACAATTCCGCAAGTGATTGATAGGGAATTTTTCCTTTAGGGACTCTCTGACCTTGATGCGAAAACTTAACATCTGCTTCATGCAGCAAAAGCATTGCACGAAAGCGACGTTCACCTGCAACAAGAGTTTTATTATCGTTTCGCAGGATTGGTGTGTGTAGTAGCCCATGTGGTTTTCTTATATCATTGGCTAGTTCATTTAACTTGTCCTCATCGATATCTCTCCGTGTTCTGTTTTTTGGTATGATTATCTCAGATGATTCTATAAAATTCATGACTCTTCCCCAGAATTTCCT